CTGTTGTGTATCTTTCTGCGAAACTAAAGTTTTATGGTAGCCTGATTTACATGGGTAGACCACCGAAACCAATCGAGCAAAAGAGACTGCTAGGCAACCCCGGACAGCGCAAGCTTCCCGATGCCCTGACAACCATCTCTGTACCAGGAGGGTACGTGCCACCACTACGCGAACTAGGCGAAGCAGGTCTAACGCTATGGGAGTCAATCTTTGAGAAGGGTGAGCTGTGGATTAGCAGCCGCACCGACACTCACTTCTTGCAGATGGTTTGCGAGCAGCACGACCGCAGGCAGATGCTGATGCAGCTTGCCAACGCTGACCCTGAGAACTGGCGGGTGTTCAGGCAGCTACACGACTTAGAAGTAATGATCAGTAACAACATGGGCAAGCTCGGACTAACGCCAGCAGATCGCACGAAGCTAGGCTATGCCGAAGTCAAAGCCCGATCCAAGCTAGAGCAACTACAAGATAAGTGGGCAAGCAATGACCAGTTGGCCTCCTAGGTGGCTAACACCCACGCCTGAAGAAGCCTTGGCTATGTCTCACGGTCACAAGGCATCTGATTTCATTGACGCCTTTGCGGTGGTGACAAAAGATTCAGTCGGTGGTAAAGCTGGAGATCCTTTGCGCTTGCGTGAATGGCAACGTGAACTTCTGGTTCAGGCGTTTGCCTCAAACGGCTCTGGCTTCAAGCATCGTGTAAACCTAATCGGCGTCCCTCGAAAGAACGGCAAGAGTGCGCTGGCTTCAGGCATTGCTCTCTGGTCTTTGCTGACAGGCCCTAAAGGTGGAGAGGTTTACTCTTGCGCGGCTGACAAGGATCAAGCTCGCATCGTGTTCGGTGAAGCCAAGAAAATGCTGGAAGCTGACCCCGACCTTTCCGAAATGGCAAAGGTCTACCGAGACGCTATAGAGATACCTTCTACTGGTTCGGTCTACCGAGTTCTGTCTGCCGAAGCCTTCACAAAAGAAGGACTGTCACCTACAATGGTGATTTTTGATGAGCTTCACGCTCAGCCCACACGTGAGCTTTTTGACGTAATGCAACTAGCCCAGGGAGCGCGAGGTGACCTTGCCACAATGTTCTGTATTACTACAGCAGGGCAGAAGGCTGACAAGTCAGGGCAGGACTCAATCGCCTACGGACTTTATCAGTACGGGCAGAAGGTTGCGCGAGGCGAGGTAAAAGATCCTAGCTTCTTCATGGCTTGGTGGGAAGCAGAAGCAGACGCTGACTATAAAGAGCCGCAGACTTGGAAAGACGCAAACCCCGGCTATGGCGACATCAACGACATTGCAGACTTTGAAAGCACCGTGCTTAGAACGCCAGAGGCAGAGTTCCGTACCAAGCGCTGCAACCAGTGGGTGTCTAGCAACCTGACCTGGCTGCCGTCAGGCAAGTGGGAAGAACTAGAATCCGAGCGAGTAATCACAGCAGACGACGAGCTAATCATCGGCTTTGACGGATCCTTCAGTGGTGACACAAGCGTCCTAGTTGGTTGCACCGTAGAGAAAGACGGCACGCTGCCACACCTGTTCTTGATCAAAGCTTGGGAAAAGCAACCAGACGACGACAACACATGGCGCGTAAACATCACAGACGTAGAGAACGAGATTGTCAACTTTTGTCAAGAACACCCGAAGGTGCGAGAGATAGCGTGTGACCCTTACCGCTGGCAGCGCACTATGGCTTTCCTAGAAGAAGAACGAGGACTGCCAATCGTAGAGTTTCCGTCAACAAGCGCAGCGCGAATGGTGAAAGCAACCGCAAGGTTCTTTGACGGAGTTATGGAAGCAAAGTTCACACAGTCAGGTGACCCACTGTTGGCACGACACCTAGACAACTGTGCGCTAAAGATAGACAACCTTGGCCCTCGTATCGTCAAGGAGAACCGTAATAGCAACCGTAAAATTGACGCTGCCGTAGCTGCTGTCATTGCTTACGAAAGGGCTACCATCGGTAGAATGGAAGAAGTAGTGCCACAAGTATTTATATAGGCGGTTATGTTGGCGAATATTTTACAGGTTTCAGGCGCGGTGCTAATTTCAGTAGGCGCAGCTATCGTATGGCTACCAGCAGGTATTATCCTAGCTGGCATTGCTTCAATCATCTTTGGACTTGCATTGGAGCGTAAGTAATGCTGAACAACCTCTTTGAGAAAAGATCTATCAACTTCCAGACTGTCTGGGGTGCCGGTGACATAAACGACACCACCACTCTGTCAGCCGTAGTCATAAACTCTGAAACGGCAATGACAATCAACGCAGTCTTTTCTGCGGTTTCTCTAATCTCTGACACTTTGGCAACACTGCCGATGGATGCCTTCATCCGCACACAAGGTGCAAGGTACCCTCTAAGACCTCGCCCTGAGTGGGTACTAAAGCCAGACGTGGACACAACTCGCGAAGCCTTCTACGGCTCTGCAATAGTCTCGCTGCTTCTAGATGGCAACACCTTTATCCGCATCTACCGCAACGATGCTGGCAAGATTGTAAACCTAGTTACGGTAAACCCTACCGATGTAGAGATCAGGCGTAACGGCTTAGGTCGAGTTATGTTTGACGTCAAGGGCGAAGAAAATATGCTCAGCTCAGACGACGTAATCTTTATCCCTGACGTAGTTCGCCCTGGCAGCTTACGTGGAATCTCTCGCGTAGACGCGCTGAAAGAAAACCTCGGACTTGCCAAGGCACTTGAAGCTTACGCAGCTAAGTTCTTCGGTTCAGGTACGCAGACTTCAGGCATCTTGGAAGTTCCTGGCAACCTAAGCGCTGAGCAGGCAAAGGACATGCAAACCGCGTTTGACTCTCGCCACAAGGGTTGGTCAAGAGCGCACAAGACAGCAATCGTTACAGGTGGCGCTCAGTACAAAGCAACCAACGTGCCTAACGATCAAGCTCAGTTCTTAGACAGCCGTAGAATGGCAGTAGAGGACGTCGCAAGAGCTTTCAACATCCCGCCACACCTTCTAGGGCTACCAGGCACAAACACTTACGCTTCAGTCGAGCAGAACAACATAGCCTTTGTCACTCACACTCTTAGACCAATCGCGCAAAAGCTAGAAGGCGCTTTGTCAACTCTGCTATCTCAAGAGACTGGTCTAGAAGCTGCCTTTGTGAAGATCAGCCTAGACGGGCTGCTACGTGCCGACATGAACTCTCGCACTCAGTCCTACAGCACGCTATTGCAGGCTGGCGTTTACTCAATCAATGATGTAAGAGCCTTTGAGGACTTGCGACCTATTGAAGATGAATCTGCCGACACAGTTCGTGTACCACTTGCAAACGTCAACATAGCTGCTGCCGACCTCAGCGTTATGAACCAAAAGGTAGAGATGGCGCAGCAACTTATTCAGATTGGCTTTGTGCCTTCTGATGTAATGGCAAAGCTAGGATTACCAGACATCACCCACTCAGGCAAGGATTCAGTCCAGCTACAAAACGACGGGCTTGAATAATGACTACGGAAAGAGAAACCCATGGCACTAATACCAAACGGCTCAAAGATGCCGTCAACGAACAAGCAGCCCGAAGTAAAGAAGCCAGCCCCAATAGCGCCTGTCAAGATTGTGACGGAGACTGTGGAGTCTGTGAAGCCAGTAGAAGTAGAATTCAAAAAGAAGAAAAAAAGCTGAAGGGCAACATGAAGCAGAAGATGGAACAGCGCGTAAACGTAGCTGGGTTTGAAATACGCGAGGAAAGCGACGGTATGCACTTTGCCGGATACGCTGCCTTGTTTGACAGCCCATCTGAGCCACTACCTTTTACTGAGCGAATCGCTAAAGGCGCCTTCAAGCGCTCACTCAACGCTCGCAACGACATAAAGTTCTTGTGGAACCACGACTCAGGCGAGATACTAGGATCTACCCGCGCTCGCACCATGACACTGAGCGAGGACGATCGTGGACTAAAGGTAGAGGGTATGCTGCCTAACACTTCTCGCGGTCGCGATGTTGCAGAGCTTTTGAGGCGTGGGGATGTAGATGCAATGAGCTTTGGCTTTAGCGTCCCCAAAGGCGGGGATACTTGGTCTAACGACGGTTCGGAGCGAACCCTGCGTTCAGTCAGGCTTCACGAAGTTTCAGTAGTAGCGTGGCCTGCTTATGCCGCAACAGCAGGCACGGTGTCAGTACGCAAGTTCCAAAAAGCTGCTGAGCGCGCCGATGTAAACGTTGAGGCGTTAGCAGATGCGTTAGGCAAGCTTGAAGATGGACTAAACATCACCGGTGACGAGCAAGAGATGCTAAACAGAGTCATAACCACTCTTGCACCAGAAGCCAAAACTGAAGCAGTAGTCGAACCTGAAGTAGACTTAGAAGCAGAGCAAAAAGTCGCTCACGACTTGGCAATGCTTGAGCTAAAGAAAAAGAAGCTACAGCTAATGGATAGGAACTAACATGGCAACCAAAGATGAAATCAAAAAGGCAATCCTAGGGGTTGCTGGAAATCCTGAGTCTGGTAGTGTGTTCAACCTTGCAGGCAAGTGGGCTGATGCAATAGTTGCACTAGATACCGCAAAAGTTGACCTAGACGCCGTAAAAGGTGAAGGCGAAGTCGTCCAGACAGCCAAATTCGATAGGCCAGCAAAAGAAACCCGCATAACAAAGGCTGAAGAAACCAGGTAGTCTTACAAGGTATTCAGGCGGGTCCCCCCAGAGTTACACCCCTTCCTCTGGGGGTTTCCTTTACCCTGTGGAAACTTCTACTAAAATTGAACTATCGGACGTGAGTTAGCTCTGCCGTATTCGGTCAGCGTCAACGCGACTGGTATCTGTCAATTATTACTAAGGAGACTAAAATGTCTGAGTTTATCAAATCTCAGCAGGAACTCCGCAACAACCTCATTACCCAGGTTCGTGAAGTCATTGACTTCGCAGAATCAGAGGCTCGCGGACTTGACGCTGCTGAACTATCAAAGATCAACGCAATCGAAGTTGACATCTCAAAAGCTGACGAGACTATCACTGCTGCAACACGCAGCGAGTCACGCGCCCTAGAAGCATCCGTAGCTGCCAAAGGATTTATCCCTTCGGTATCTGAGGATCGTTCTTCGTCTGACATCTTTCGCGCACTTGCGATGGGTGAACAGCGTGGACACACCTTTGAAAGACGTGCAGTTCTCGTGCCTTCAACTAACACTGTTCCAAAGTCGTTCTACGACGAAGTGTTTGACGTTGCTCGCGCAGTAGGACCAATGCTTGAGGTTCCACAAATCATCCAGACAACCTCTGGTGAGGACCTAACTATCCCAACCCTATCGGCTTACTCGGCAATGACCCTAAAGGGTGCCGGAGTTACGCTAGACGATGTTGAGCCTACCTACGCAAGCATCACGCTACAATCGTTTAAATATGGTGGAATCATCCAGGCAGCAAACGAACTAGTATCGGACAGCGGCTTTGACCTCGGCGCACACTTGGCTCAGCAAGCTGGTAACGGAATGGGTTACGCAGTCAACGAAGCACTAACAGTAGGCGATGGATCCTCAAAGCCAAGAGGTATCGTGACCGCTTCTGGTGCAGGAGTTACCGGAGCGACTGGTGTAGCTGGTGCATTTACTGCTGACAACCTAATTGACCTTATCTACTCGGTTGATGCAGCTACTAGGCGCAAGCCAAGCTTCGCGCTAATGATGAACACCAGCTCAATCGGTGCTGCTCGCAAGCTAAAGGACACCGCCGGAAACTACCTATACAACATCTCTCAGGTAGGACCCGGAGGTCAGGACACGTTTGCTGGCTTTAACGTACTAGAGAACCCACACATGGCAGACTCCGCTATTGATGCAAAGTCTGTTATCGCCGGCTCCATAGACAGCTACAAGGTTCGCCTTGCAGGTGGACTAGATGTTGCATCGTCAACTGAGTTTGCGTTCCAGAACGACCTAACCACTTGGAGATTCCTCCTTCGTGTTGACGGCGATCTAACCAGCAACACCGAAATCAAGCACTTCGTTGGCGGCGCAAGCTAATCTGACGAACTAGATCAAGGCCCTCATAGTTATAGGTTGCTATGGGGGCTTTGTCTTGCTTGGCGCATGGAGGTAAACTAGACACATGGCAATTACTGACGGCTACACCACTCTTGCAGAAGTAAAGGCAATCCTTCGCATCACTGACGATGTGGACGATGCGTTGCTAGAAACCTGCGTAGAGGCTGCCTCACGCCAAATAGAAACTCATTGCGAGCGCGTATTCCTGCCGACTACTGCAACAAGAGTCTTTACACCAGATGGTAGCTATGTGGTATCAATAGACGACCTCTCCGAACTTACAACTTTCAAAACATCTTCTGCTGCCGATGGAAACTTCAACATAACCTGGCAGTCAACAGATCTTCAGTTAGAACCCCTCAACGGGCTAACCGGCAGCTCCTACAGCCCCTTTACTAGGGTAAGAGCTATTGGCGACTACGTGTTCCCGACAATAGGTGAAGAAGCGACAGTTCAAATAACAGGAGTATTCGGTTACGGAACCTCTATCCCAGTAGATGTAAAACAGGCTTGCAATCTTTTAGCAATTCGTCAGTTCAAGCGCTACGACAGCCCTCTGGGAGTCGCAGGGTTCGGTGACATAGGCATCATTAGAGTTAGCCGAGTTGACCCTGACATTGAGGCGTTGCTAGGACCTTACCGCAAGATGCGGATGGCCTAATGGCAGATCTGACCACTATAAGAGTGCGCTTAGCTAATAACCTAGCAACGATCCCTGGGCTTCGGTCAGCGGCTGAGATTCCCGACAACCCTACCCCGCCAATCGGTGTTATCAACCTAGAGAGTGTTGATTACGATGGCGCTATGCAGGGAGGTCTAACCACATACAGTTTCGTTGTGACAGTAATCGTTGGGCGAGCAGCCGAGCGTGAGATGCAGCGGAAGTTGGATTCTTATTGCCAGCCCACAGGAAGTCAGTCTGTGAAACTTGCGATAGAATCAGATAAGACGCTTTCTGGCGAGGTGTACGATCTACGGGTCGAGCGCTCAAGTGGAATGGGTTCTATAACCATCAACGATCAGAACTATCTGGCGGCTGAATTCACAGTCACCGTCTTGGCATAAAAGGAGAAATAAAATGGCAAAATTCGTAGTAACCGCAACCACAGTAACAATGGGCGGTGATGATATCTCAACTGCTTGCGCCCGCGCAGAGTTGGTTATTAACGCAGCCGAAGTTGAGACAACGGACTTTGGTTCTGGCGGGTTCACTGAGGTAATCGGTGGACTTAAGTCCGGGACTCTTTCGCTGGATTTTCACCAAGACTTCGGTTCAGGCGCAGTATCCACCCTGTTCTTGGACCTAGTGGGAACAGTAGTGGTCTTTACACTAGTAGCAGGCAACGGAACAGCAGCCGGCACGGACACGCCTCTTTACACGGTGTCAGCGTTGATTACAAGCTTCACACCCGTGTCGGGTGCAGTCGGCGATTTGGGAACCTTTTCCGTATCGTTTCCGACAACCGGAGCCATCACTTACGCTACATCATAAGCAAAGGAAAGTAAAATGCGATTCAACCTATTGATTAAATTCGTAGATGAAACCGAAAAGCTAATTACGGCCAGCACTGCTGACCTAGTTGCCTT